CCCATGGACGCGAACTTGGCAAGACGGATCGTCTTACCAAGTACATCAGCCTTCCTCGACCTCGTAGCATCCACCGCAGCAAACAAGTCGCGGTAGTTACGGAAGAGGTGTCGTACATGCTGATTCGAGACACGGTCAGAAGCCTCACTCAGATCGAGTGTGGCCAAGGATCCATCATAGGATCCCTGCTTCGCGAGCCTCCTGTTAGGAAGCTGCGAGTCTGAACTCACCAAATCCCGGGCGAAGTCATCGTTCCGGAATTCTGTGTTGAGAACCTCGAGGATACCCTGCTGCATATATTGCATCGCAGTAGGCTCGATGGCGATCAACCGGGGTGTCTTGAGCGTCTTGGGGACATCAGTTACCCGAACAGGTAACTCGTCCCCGGGCGAGAGGACGGACATCCCCTCGAGTACTTCCCAGTACCGAGGGTGATCCGACGGGACTACGTTCTCCCTTGCAGGGAAGACGTCTTCCAGCCGGCTGGTCCACAGACTCTGGTCGAACTTACGGTTTCCCGTGAGTCGGTCTGCAGTCTGACCCGGTCCGTGCTTTGGTAGCACTCCAGCCGCGCGGATTTGATTGTCCACGCGACTGAAAAGATTGCTCCAAAGCAGGCGAGAGACGCGATCAAAACGATCGCGACTATCTGCTGACCAGTTACGGTCGGCATCTCGTACCTCCATCTCTGTCTGGATGAAACGATCGAACGCTGCCTGCGTCCTTTTGGGCGTACAGGGCAGCTCGATCTTGCTGAAGAACAGACAAGTCTGTCTCACAGCAAACAGCGCTTCGGGTGAAGCGTCATCCAGCAGCCTGCCATCTCCATCGTTGAAGACGAGCCGAAGGAAACCTCCGAGAAATCGGGGGAGCCCTGTCTGTGAGTTCCGGCGGAAGCCGGTCCACAGATCGTCGGTGACCCTACCCTGCTCGAGACCTTTTTCGAGGTCCTTGCAGAATTGGGGGAGTGTGAGCGTCAAGAACGACTCACCCTCACCTTCAACGCGCGCCGCGATCGTTTTGAGATCGCGGCTGGTGCTCACGCCGCATTGGCTGCCCAGTTCTTCGAGCAGCACGTGCAGAAGCATGATCGGGCTTTTCATCTGGCGCCTCTCTACATATGGGAGGTTGGCAGAATTCCCGGCCCATGGCGCGTCCCCAAGCGCCCCCGCAGTCAGAGCTCGCAGCTCCCACGCGACGTAGACCTGTCCGCAAGGACAGGTCCACAGAAACGTGGAAACCTCTTGCTCCTCAGCGAGGAACGCTTGAAGACACAGGGAGAACTGAAGTACTAGTTCTCACCACCCAGCAACTGGGTGACCTTGGCCCCCGACGAAGCAGTGAGGTAGGCGGTGAAACCGTCCACCAGCTGCTTGATCTCCGTGTTGGTGAACCCGTTGATCGGATGGTCTACCACCATGTAGACCGTGGCGTTCGACGCCACGTTCCGATCAGGAATGAACGGGTCCGCGGAGATCTTGTTGAGGGTCAGACGGATCTGACGACGGTACCGCTTGCCGTTCTGGTGGCGGACCGTCATGTAGACCGTGCCGTCCGAGTTTCGGAAGGCACCGAAACCATCGCCGGACGAAACACGCGCAAGCGTGTTCGCGATCGCGTTGATGGTTACGGTCTGTGGGTCTGAGTATGCCATGGGACAGTGCTCCTGACTTGACCAGGTCACTCATGTGCCTGGAATTGAGTTGTGGACGCTGACCGGATGCCAACGCCTGCTGTGCAGTGGGTGATTAATCCACGCGCAGCGCTTGGTGCCCCTTAGACATTCCAAGGGCACCAATGATGGACCATTGCTTGGGGCTGAACGCCCCAGCATCTAGCCCGAAACCGTATGGTGTCGCACGCTTCCTGTTCTTCCACAGGGTTGTGGCAGAGAACGTAGGCGTACCGAGAGTCTGACCGTCGCGAACGGCGGACAGCATCCCGGGTGCGGTGTAGTAACGGGTAGCACGTACTTCGTGCATGATGTACCCGTACCGCATGACAAGGTTGTCGCTGGAGAACATCTCAGCGGTCTTTAACAGACCACCAAAGTTGTAGTTCCAGTCGATCAACCAGGACCACGGCGTTAACTCCCAGATCACTGAGGGCGTGATAGATGCCCCAAGGAGTAACCGCGCTCGTTCCTCGTACGCTTGCAGCTCGTCAAGTTTTCCTTCGACGTGCTGTAGGAAGTACGTGAAAGCGGACGCGAACGTACACCTGACCTTAACATGGTCGGAAACTGTGTACGTTGCCGTTCTCGGAGTGATGAAGCTACTTGAGACCGATCCCTTCCCGATCATAGGAGGGATTGTAAGCGTCAGTGAAACGCTCGGTCTCGTGAAGTACTCCGAGGTCTCGTACAGTGTTCGGCGACGGCGGACGTTCTTACCGCTGTCGTGCACGAGCTGCTTCAGGGCGTTTTGCGCCCCGAAGAGAGCTCGAGTTGTCTTGACGATATCGCCCGCAAGGGGCATCGTAGCGAAGTTGTGGTTTACCCACTCATCGCTGAGATCGCCCGCGTGCGGTGACCCTCGCTTTTTGGCTTGGATTACCGTACGCGCGCCGATCAGGGAAGGCAAGCCCTCCCTGAGCTCTCCAAGAAACTGTCCGAACCCTGCCTGAGGTGCGGTAGGCGAAGCTGCCTGAATGGCCCGAGCCCCATCTTCATCGATGGATGGCATAGACCACGAAGGCAGACCCTGTCCTGTTAAACTCCTAATAGGAGCGAGGATAGGGCCCTGGTACCGCCACGCAGTAGAAGTTCCCCCATTGGGGGAACCGAGAGCACTGACGAACGGCTGGTAAGTTTCCCAGCTGTCCTTCCGGGTATTAAAATCATGCCCGTTGTCGTACATCGTGGGGTCCCGACGATAGTCGGCCCCCTCTTTGCGCGACAATTCTTTCAACCCTTGGGTTGAAAGGCTCTCGTACTGCTCCTCAGCGCTCTTGAGCTCTCCTCCGGTTCTCCAGGAGAAGGTGCTCTGAGCCGAGTCACCCATGGAAGTCTCACCCTCTTGGAGGGTGCCGAGCTTGTTGTCGACCCGCCAAAAGCGGTACGGCAACGTCTCGCCGGGCAAGGCCCGGGACTGAGTTACATAAACCATGGGATGTGGTCCTCCAGACGGTAGTGATACGCGGGATGGCAGACGCCCCCCGCGTATGGCGTGAGCGCCGGGCAGGCCCCTAGGGGCC